CGATGCGTTCGTGCGCGTCAGATAATGATTTTTCGCTATGCTCTAATCTTAGGTGCATACCTCGAATGTCGGCCCGTATGCCTCCGTAAATCGCAGCACCAACCACAATTTGGCCTATGATCCAAATGATTATCTGCGTCTCACCCATTACATCACCCACGATGCCACCAGCACCCCCAAAACGAACGATCCTGCAAGATAAGAGAGAGCGATCAGGACTGAGTGCTGCCTGTTGGCAAGTCTCCAAAGGAAACTATCAAAGGCCGCTTCGGTTTTAGTTTTGGTGCTTACACGTTTCGCTTTCGTTTCCATATTGCCCCCTTTTAAGTGTCTGCCGTTACTCTAACCACGTCCGTTCCGTTTGCATAAACAATCGCTCTGAACCCCATTGCAACAACTATTCCCGTTCCTGTCGGCGGAATAAATTGCAATCCAAATCCGCCAGTTGTGTTATTGAAGACAGTGTACTGCTTTGCCGCTAATGGCACAACAATATTGCGCTGTGCAGTGATCGCGCCAGTGAATTGAAGGATGTTATTCGTGGCTTGTGCTGCCGATAAAGTCGTATTCGCATCTGTCATAGCCAGAGCCAGAAGTCCGGTCACGGGAACATTGGTCATGCGCCAGTCCGTGTAGCTGCTGACAGTGCTGCCACCAGTTACGATTTGATAGAGTGGGATTTGCCCTGCCGTGAACGATGTCGTATTTTTACTAACAACGCCTGCCCTCGTTGCTTCTACATAATTCGTAGTGCTGGCAGTAAGTGCGACCGTTGCATTCGCTATTGTAGTCAGCACCCCATCAACTATAATTTTTCCGCCAAAGAATCCCCATGTCAATCCACTCGTGGTTAGCGCATTCCTACCAAAAGCCGATCCCGGAGAGTATGCGTCAAACAATGCGTTGGCAGTAACTTCCTTGCCAGATTGAGCAGTCGTGATCTGCGTTATATTGCTGGTGCTGTTTGCCATTTTAATTACTCCTAGAAAGTTTTAGCGGCAACGAAACCGCGCCCGACCTGCGCTGACATTTGGTACAAATTAAAAGTGATCGTTGATTGAGCAGAACCAAAGTCAGTCGTTTGTTGAGCCGATGTGTAAGTTACTAGCTCTGCGTTAACAATCGTAATTGTTCGTTTAACATTAACTCCGCTCATTATATCAATTTCATATTCCTCTGTGTCCTCATTAACAGCCACGTCCGTCAAGTCTCTCCACGCCGTGTCCTTGCGACCGCACCTGCTCCACCGGATATTCCAATCGTTAGCAGCAGTTCCAGATAATTGCCTGACAGCACCAACATTCATCGGAGCGAGAGGTTTGAGACCAGCTCCGGTATTGGTAAAAGTTTTCACTAGTGTCTGAGCTAGTGATGCCCCGAAAGATACTGGCTTGTAGAATCGCTCGGCGTTTATTCCGCCCAGTCCCTCGTTGGGTCTCATTATTCCAGCAACCGTCATTACGACAAATCGCTCACCAACGATGTGCGTATTAAGATATTGATCCGTCCCATTACGACCACGGAGTATACCTGTTAGAGTATAAGTATCTGTGGCGATTAATGTCGCGTCTCGGAAATGAATTAGCTCGTCACCGATTACAGCAGCGTTGCCGCCGTTATATAATTGATCGTTCGTTATGGATGAGAGTGTCCCAGAGGTCATAAACACTGTCACCGAATTTGTCTCATCAGGGAAATTCATCCCAGCCCATGAGCCAAGAGCTGTGCTGGCAGTTCCTATAGCGGCCTCATTCAATGCTGAACCAACATCAGTATAGGCAACCCCGTCCGATGATCTGAAAAGACCAGCCCCGTCCCATGCTGGTTTGTACCCGCCGACAGCAACATAGAACCCCGCGTTATCATCACCAGACTGGACGATAGGGATGTCAAGATACTCTGCACGAGTAGCACCGGGAACCGTGATCTGCGAGGTTATTGTTTGCTGAGTGCCTGCAATCGCGGACGAGGTCATAACGGACGCGTTATCAGCGATGCCTGTCCAGTTAATAAGCGAACCAGACTCCTCTTTTTTAATTAGACGGATGCGGTAAGTTATATTATTTTTCGTGATGCTGAATACATCGGTCGGTTCATATTTTGCATATTTGCGTGATGTTGAGAATTGGAATGAAGTCCTCCCAACGTGCGCCGTGTACATGAGAATATCTGCAATCACAGCCGCTTTCGCTGGTGTTAGATTTAATGCCAAATCCTCAACGACTTGCCGCTTCGAGGTTGTAACAAGTCTCCTAGATGATTCTGTTGCAAGTAAATGATCCGCTTCCTGATTGTAGAAGTTGATGTTGACAGTTTCCGGTAGCTCCACTTCCTGCATCCGTTGCACTGTGAGTGGTTCTGCTGATTCTGACCCATACTCATAAGCACCGATGTCTGTATAAGGAACGTTTACGGCAGCTCCACCACGTTTGACAAATTTTAATTTATTGTCCGATTCTACGGCATCGAAAAAGTATGCTTTCTGCAATTGCAAAAGTGCGGCACGACCAGTCGAAGTCCGGTGAACTGCATATCCGTCCACAACATCAGTTAACGCAGTGACATCAATCTGACCAGCAGTTAAGCCTGATTTGGCGCATATATCAGTGACTACTTCAGATAGCAATATAGTTGAGACCGCCAACCGTTTGCCAAGGGCGTACTTGTACAGGTGTTCTGACCCAGCAGCCTGCGATGTTGTCACGCCATAAGCAGTCCCGGACGAGAGATAAATAGCTTGACCGTAAGAGTGAGAAGTAGCAATCCCTTCCGCAGTATAGGTATCTATAAGCGCATAGGTCGCTGGATTGTAGAGAAGTATATCTGTTCCCGTGTCGATATAAATAGTGTCCTCGTCTGTGTCATACCACATATGCCGAGTGTATATACCAGTAATTGCCACCGACACAGTCAGGGCAATCGGATCAACAATATAAACATCATCAGTGTTTGCGCTTCCCCAAAATATTTTCTGCCGCTTTGAGTCGTATGCAAGCCGACCTTGTTGATTAGTGCTGCTCCAACTTGCCGCCTCAAGGTCGATTAGATTGTAGCCTATGATTCCACTCTGAGTGTCAATGATGCTGATCCAGTTGCCGTAGCCGATGAAAGCTATTCTGTGGATGTCTGGCATTGTTAATTGATAAAAAACCAAATCTGGTAAATCTATAACTACCACAGCACCAAATTTATCAGTAATGCGTTCCATCGGGACACCAAAGTCATCTTCATAGAATCCGAGCAATCCTGTGCCGATGCCGTTACCAACGCCGATTAGCACTACGCTTTTATCAACATTGTATGCGACGCATCCACCAAATTTAGCAACCGCGCCACCATAGTCTGTGTCATTTTGATAAATCATCGTCATTGAATCTGGGTCAATCACGTTCACAATATAACCTGCAGTATAAATATTATTATCGGTGGTAAGCCAGAACATCCTAGTCGCGCTGACATAGACGATAGACCTATTCCATCCCGCATTAGCTCCGCAGTTAATCGTTGCAATTAAAGCGTCCGAGGATGGATCATAAACTTTCGCAAGAAGATCAGTTCCGTCCCAACGCACCGTCCAGATATAGCCAGTGAGAGGGTCAACGGCTACCCCGCTACCAACTCCAATATCTGATGAGCCAGTGTAAGAATAGACTCCAGACTTTATAACTTCAAATTCTAGGTTGGGTATGCGATTGCCGTAATCAGCAAGCTCCAGACCGTCGAACACAATGTAAGCGATCCCACGATAGCCCGGAACATTGCCAACGCCCTTGTCAGCTTCCATCGTTGGATCAGCCAACTGCGTTTCAGATCCGGTATATATTTTCATCTTGGCTGCGATAATGCTGCTGGCAGACATGGTGTCAACGTCAGCGTCACTAGCTATACTGTAAATCAATTTGCCATTCGCCCAGATTTTACGAACACCAGTGATCTCTCCCTCGCACACGGCAACAGCGAAATTCGCAGAATAAGAATAAGTTGTTGATTCCTGACCGCCGCCCATTCCCTTTCCGCCGCTACTGGTTGTTGTCGAGGACTCTATTAAATCCATCGCCCAAATTACATTCCCCGCCATTCGCATAGACCCCCACATGACAGGCACTCTTGTCCCCCATGTGCTTACTTGAACTTTTAGATCGCCTAGCCGTGGGCCGCTAGTTACGACTGGATCAATAGGGTCGATCATCCCGCCGAGCATGGCTCCGAGTGCCATTCCAAGCATCGCTCCTTCTGGACCACCCAACATAAATCCAGCAACACCACCGACAATAGTTAGTGCTTCGCGAGCCATCAGGCAACTCCTTTGAATCTGTATGCTGCAACGATACGGCTCAACCACACTTCATCAAGCCTTACCTCAACAACTTTTCTGGATGGTGCGTAAGAATGAATTATCGAGAACCCGCCATGGGGATGATCTCCTACAATAGCCAGATGCGTTGGTTCGGAGTGGAATCTGAATAACAGAACATCTCCAAGATCAATTTCATTCGTTGGGATTTCCTGCATATTTTCCTGACAAGATTTTTTTAATGTAGTGCCATCCGGTACTGGCGCATAACCTAGCATATCAAATGCTGTCAGCCCAAAAGTTTTAGCTACGCCGACAACTAGGCCTGCACAGTCGCATCCAACTCCCTTGAGTCGTGCTTGATGTTGGAACTTTGTCCCAATGTATTCCCTAGCCTCTGCAACGATTAACTGTCTCATCCTCCACCCACTAATCCAAGCTGGTCAACTCCCGGCACATGAGGCTCGCCACGAAAGTTCAGCACATTGTTAAATTTAGTTTGGCAGTCCTCAACAAATCGTTTCTTACAGCCCGGATATGCTGAGTATGTGTCGGTTAATGCGATTGCATAAGGGAACGGTAACTGAAGAACAAACTCGTCAGATAAAAAAGTCTTTATCTCCATGCTTAATCCAATGTTATCTCCAGAGGTCATCGTCATTAATCCATTGTCAAAATAACCGTCAGCTTCAGCTCTGGATGTATCAGTGAAGGTCTGGCTGCTGGTAGCTGTAGTAACTGATCCGGTTACAGTGATTGCACCCAAGTCCACCCCACATCTGGTATCGCCAAGATTCGCACGACAAGATGCGGAATATATTTGACCAACGTCCTGCTGAAGTTGTTGTGCCATCCCGCGTAGTTCAGCAACAAATTGAAGGCGTGAGGTTTTGATTTCACCAATCTTCCCAGCACGAACAGGAATGCTGCCAAGCGTCAGATCAAGATAATTGACTTGGAATATTTCAATTGCCGCATGATCCCATAGCCCAGACTGAATGTCAGCATCAGTGATTCGTGACCAGTCAAGGAACCCCACGACATCAAGATTATCGACCGCGAGGTCAGCGTTACTAGCAACCGCAGTTGGCGTATATCCAGTCGATGCCTGATAAGTAACGCCGCTGATAACGATGTCACCAGTGTGGCTTGTGAAACCATACACCGAAGCATTCTCTAGTGTAGCTTTCCAGCAGGTCGCTATTGTAGTGACCGTCTGATTAAGATGCGAATCAAGCCCGACTGAAATTGCTTTCATATACGGATTTCCACGATTGGAATGCCGCCCCAATTGTAGTTGTCTATGAACTCAATGCTGACTTTCATTTGATCTGTGTCGAATCGGCATGGAACATCAAACTCGCCAGACCAAGTTAGCGTGTCAGATGCTTGCGGGTATTTCGAGATCGTCCCTCCACTTGTTCGCAATGTATAGGCAGTTCCATTTATTCCGGTCAAATCAAA